ACCGCTAGCAGCGCCACCGCCCCCGCCACCAGAACCACCAGCAGAACCGTTTGAGTTAACGTTACCACCACCTCCACCAGCAGTTGCTGTTTGGCTTACTCCTGTACCTGATAGTACTGAATTATTTCCACTTGCTGCGGAACTTGCTCCGCCAGCACCTATGGTAGCTGTATATATTGACCCTACAACTAAAGCTGTTGTACCTGATAGTAATCCCCCAGCACCGCCACCGCCACCATAATTCAAACCTCCAGCACCGCCACCTGCGACAATAAGATATGATACTTGAACAGACGCACTAGAACTGTAGGAAACAAACTGCCATGAAGTCCCATTATAAAATTCTAATTGGTTATACGTAGTATTAAACCCCATCTGGCCAGTAGCTGGGGCCGCAGGACGTGTAGCTGTTGTCCAGCTTGTTAAAGTTGGAGATATGTTGGTTAAGCTATTTGTGCCAATGGTTGAGATTGCCATTTATTACTCCGCTGGAACTTCGTCCCAAGATGTAGTTTCTTCGTTCCAGATATAACCTTTACCATCTTCAGGCATTGGTACTGGAGCTTGCCATAAACAAGAATCTTCGTTTAGTTCCCAGCTATTGTACGGCTTCGGAGGGATGAATGCATCACGCTCTCTGTCATATGTGAAGCCAATGCCTGCGTAGTTTTTACGCAATGGACGGCCTTCTGGGTGTTGACCACCATGAGTGTTGTATGATGTTTGAATCCACTCGCCTGGAGATGAATCCACGAATGTGTCAAAGAATTCTTGTTCAGCAACGATTACTTGCGTAACGATACCGTCTACTACTTTTGCGAAATGACTCATGATAATGCCTCAATCTTTGTTGTTAATTCTCTAAGCTGTGCCATAAGTTGCTCTTTCGTTGGCTCTGCGTTTGCTGCTGCAATCTGTGCAGCAACTTCTAAATCTGCGTAAATCTTTTCACCGTCCCAACGATATGCTTCATGTGGATAGCCATCTTCAGGCCACTCTACATCGTAACCAGCAATTATCCAGTCAGCTGGTACATCACCACGTTCTTGTAGCTCGATAGCATGGTTTTCAGCAGAAACATCATCAACAATGATAGAAGTCAAAGCTAGGGTTTGATTTGGTTGAATCCATAAAATGTTAGCCATGTTTATTCCTATCTAAATACTGCTACACAAGTATATGTGCTATCTTGTTGAGTATTATAGGTTGTGAATATAGTCTGAATTGATGTAGTAGCCATTGTTCCTAAATATTGACAAGTTACACCTGCTGAATTTGCACCCTGTGCTGATACTACTGCACTATAGTTTGCATCTGGCATTGCATTAGTAAAGTTCACAGTATAATTTCCAGCCGCAGATCTTGTAACTGATGTAACATTTCCACTTCCACTAACAGCTCCACTTGAACCAACAAATTTTACCCAAGCACGACATCCATATGCTGTAGCAGCAGAGCCATAGCCTGAGTTAAAGCTCAATACGCCAGCCGTGCTAATTTCCATTAAGTTGCTATAAGTTGATGTCCCCGTTTTTGTAAGAAGTTAAATGATTTTGAAGCACCTTCATACCGATTCCAAAAGTTTACTTCTGCTGCTCCAGCGCTCATGTTGTATCCAATAGATGCTTGGAATTGAGATGATGGTACAGTTGCATTTTGATTTGCAAAAACGCTCAAAAATTCATTAGCTCCCGTCCCCATAAGAATGGAACCAGCAACATGAAGTTTAGCACTTGGACTACTTGTACCAATCCCTACGTTACCAGAGGAGTCGATACGCATGCGTTCTGTGCCAGCGGTACCAAATGCAAGAGTGTTAGCTGCTGGAGTATTTATTTTTGCATATTCACTTGCTACTGCACTATCAGTAAACTGAATAGTACCAATACCATCTGAACTTCTTCCACGAACTCTAATGCCTCGACCATTTGATGATTCCGATTGAACATCTAATGGATATCCTGGACTAGTCGTACCAATCCCCACATTACCACTTGTATCCCAATACATCCCGCCTGTGCTTAATGAGCTTGGGTATACTGTGCTTTGGCCTGGTTGTACTACTTGCGTATTAGGGCTGGTGTACTTAATGTAAATGTTATTTGTGCCGCTTGGTGGCGCACTGGTAAACGTGATTGTATTTCCACTGACTGTATATGCAGAGCTTGGGTTCTGAACTACGTTTTCAATAACCGCTTCAATCTGCGCTACAGAAGCAACGGGGCGGCTTAATGTGAATGACGTAGTTGAGCCTGTACCGCTGAAATAATCAACGGCAGGTGAGTAGCTTTGGTTCTGCTGTGTATTTCCGATATACGCCATTATCTATCCTTATGCGGCAAGAAGAACGCTTGCAATCACATCAGCTGAAGCAGCTGCACTAACCACTACGTTTAAAGCGTCTGAAGCAATCATCACAATCCTGTTACCTTGCATGACTTCCAAAGAACCGCCTACGGGAATTGTAGCAGTTTTCACTACGTAATAGTTTACGGCTGAGCGAGTTAAGTAAACGTCAGCTGTAATTGGTGAAGTCGTTGTATTGGCAATCACTAAGCTTGTTAATGTTGCTGTAGTCGCTCCTGCCACTGTAGTGAGTGTTGCAGGCGTTGTGCCTACGTTTTTAGACACATATGAGGTATTGGTATAGGTTGCCATGTTTTAGCCCATCATCGTTGATAAGAACAGCGCTGTGCCAGCTGGGTCTACTGTTAATGTAGCCCATGAAGTGTTTGCGCCGTCCGTTGTTAAGTATTTACCAGCATTCGTAGATTGACTTGGAGCCAAAGCATTAAACGCTGCATTCGCTGTTATTTGACCTGTACCACCCGCCGCAATAGGTAATGTACCTGCTGTCAAAGCTGAAGCTGATGTTGAATACAATGCGTAGTTAGCAGCAGTGAATGTTGTTAAGCCAGTACCGCCATAGCCTGAAGCAATTGTATTACCCTGCCATGTACCATTAGTAAGCGTTGCTGTACCGAAGTTAGCAGTTGAAGTACCAAAGTCATAATTAGATGGTAGCCAACCATAAGCAATCCAAGTACCGGCAGTAGTTGAGTTATCAAGGCAAATCACCATATCAATGGTGCCACCAACAATCGTATCTACTGTGCCTGAAGCATTATCAATAACAGTGACGTTCTGTGTTGAATCATTATCGATAACAAATGCACGGCCATTAGTCATGGTAGTTGCATCAGGAAGCTTTATAGTCTGTGTGCTTGTGCCTGTAATGCGTTGGTAATAGCTAGATGCTGCAGTTAGCGTAGTAGTACCAGCTGCCGATACGGTAGAGGCAAATCCTAGATGGATATTGTTTGCAGTAATGTTTTGATTAGCATCTCTAAGCACTACTGAATTAGCACCGCTTGAAGCTGTTACGCCTGTACCACCATAAGCTACGCCTACAGTTGAACCTTGCCATGTGCCTGATGAAATAGTGCCTAAAGCGCTGACATTACCAGAAGCATCTAGATATACTGACTTTTCTGCAGGGTATGTGATAAATACTGTGACTGTGCCTGAGAATGTAACAGCAGAACCAGCATTACTTGACGCTAAGATTGTAGTACGGGTAAGTGTTGGACCTGTGGTTGAATACGTGCCGATTCCAGCTTCCCAGTTACCTGAGGTGTCAGTTGCGCCGTATAGGGTAGTGTTTCCGTTGCCTACACCAGCAAAAGATTGGTATCCAACGACAGAACCAGACAAGGTAAAACTAACGGTCGTGTTAGCAGTACCCGTCTGTTGCGCGCGGTCAAGTATTACTAGAGCCATTTAAGGCCTCCTAGCTTGTTGCAGTTGTGCTATATGTTACAGCTACTGTGTCGCCAGCTGTAGTAATTTTAGCTGTTGAGAATGCGCCTGCTGAATACAATGTACCACTTGTGTTGCTTTGTGTGCTTGATGCACCTGAGCCTGTTACCAAGAAGCAGCCACCAACTGTACCACCTGCACCAGTGATTGTATATGTAATCGCTGTAGCTGTTGATGTAGTTACGTTAGATGGACTTGAACCTGCTGAAGATGAAGCTGCAAACACTGCTGTACCACGTACTGCTGAACCACCTACTGTGTAGTTTACAAACTCTGTCCAGCCAGTGTGTGATGTCATTGTGTCAGAAGCCGCAAATGTTGGTGAGCTACCTGAAATCAAACCTAAGAACGGGCCAACTGTTGTATACGTACCAGATGTGCGTAGTAATGTATCAAGCAATAGCTGTTTACCTACAGCGTTAACCAAGTTAGGGAATGACTCTTCCCATTTTAAGTTGCCATCTTTGTCGCGGCATTCAACGTGATATACGCCTTCAATGCCTACTGTCTCATTAGCACTAGCGCCAGTTTGCAACGTGATTGTTGCACTGTCACCAAAGCCGTTTTGTTCCTTAAAATTCATTTATTGCTCCTTAAACTATGCGTATGACGGCTGTTGATGCGTCATTAACTGGGAATGTAATTGTAAAACTATTTGTTGCTACTTTATCTGAACCAAAATTCAATACACAGACTGCTGCTCCAGTAGTTGCATTATAAATCAAAGCGCTATTAGCAGTAAATGAAGCTGGGTTCCATGTCACATTATTAAATGATTGGAAAGCCACCGTTCCCGATAGCCCTGGAGCAATCGGTGTTAATATCTGGCCACCCGCTGTGTACCCTGTACCAACAACTTCATTAGCTGAACTATATGTAGCAGTCGATGCACTTAGGTTAGCCAATGCTGTATACAAAGCGATTTTGTAAACATACGGAGTACCTGTATTGAAGTTCTCAACACCTTTTAGCAAGTTCTGTTTAAATACGCTGCATAATGTTTGAACATTAGCCATTATGGGTTAACCTTAATTTTAGCCTGACCATCGCGATACGCATCACCACGTTCAAGACCTGTACCAAGACGATTAAGTTGAGCAAGCGCTTCTTGATATTTATTTTCGTAATATGCCACTAAGTCCTGCTCACTTTTCATGAACAGCATAGCTTCGCGCATAGCACCATAAAACAATACTGGGTCATAATTATCACCTAACCATGAAGTGCCAGTTGTGTTAGATACTTCACTAACAGTTATAGAGAAACCAGAACCTGTGCTACCAATCGTAGTGGTAGAAGCCGATAATATATCGCCAGCGGTATAGAAGTTACCACCAAACTTTAATGTTACTGAAGTAACTGCACCCGCAATCACCAAGATATCTGCGTATGCGCCTGCGCCTGAACCACCTGTTAATGGGACATTTTGGTACAAGCCGTTGGTATACAAACTACCGCCAGCAAAGCTAGCTGTATTAAGCAGTGTAATTTGCCCTTGTACAATGGTCGGTGGATAATAGTAATAGTGCATCTCCACGTTATAGCTATTATCTGGAGTTGGCCCCACAATCAATGTCATCTCATTAACGTTATTGATTTGAGAACCAAATAACGCATAGTATTTAGGTAACGCTGCATATGTTGGAGTTGGGTATGCTTCACGAATGAAGTTTACGTCTTTATTCAATAGATATGAATAATCCCCAGTAGTATCAATCACTGCAATTGAAAAGTTAGCTAGCCAATCATCAGGCAAAGTTACGTACTTATTACCTGCTGTTAGTGTACCTGTAACGTTTTTACGTAAGGCTGGGATTTGAACTGAGTTATAAATTCGGTCTTCAGCTTCCTGCACAAAAACAGGAATATTCGCCACAAAGAGTGACTCTGTGTTTTCTGCGTATGCTTGAATCGAATTGTACAGACTCTCATAGTTCATAAACTATTAACCTTGTTTCCCGCTAATTTTACGGCCTTTAGTTGCAGCACCATAGCCACGCATTTCTTTTTGGCCAAATGGGTTTGTAGGTTTGTTATATGACTTGCATACGTTACCTACAGAAATATTAATCTCTTGCGCGCCTAACTGGCCATGTGATGTATCGTCAACAGACACAGTCTGTGGCTGTTTATAAACACCAATGTCATTACCGCCGCCTGCAGGGTATGTAAACCCTACTTCTTGGTCCGCTGGTTTACCCATATTAGCCACCTCGTTTTTGGTTTTGTGCGCGTGCTAGGTTGCGACCTACTTTGCGCATCGCTTCGCCAGTAACAGTTTTAGCACCTTTACCGCCTTTAGCTGATTGGATACCTACTGTTGGGCCTGAATCACCAAGATTCTTGCCTTTTGTTTTACCTTTTTTTGTAACGCCATCGGCGCCTGATTTATAAGCCATGATTAACTCCTTATGTTGTACTAATTGTAACACTTCCTACTTGCCCAACTGCAATTAAATCATTTGGGGTAAGTAACGTATCGAACTGACTTGCGCCACCAACAGGGGCCCACCCCCATTGAAACTGCCTACTACCACCCTCTGGGTATCCATCAGGGCCTAAACCAGACGAATAATAACTTGTATCAGGTCTTGGTTCACGAACCGCCTGCGGGTCGTTCACTGGATACATACCTAATTGTAACTGAGGATGGTCTGGATTCCAGCACTCTGGGCACGCCTTTATACTAACCATTTTTGTTTTGATAGTTAGTTTTTTAAGTTGTCTTAGCAGGTATCGCTGGCCACAAATATCACATTCAGCAATTGCCCGCTTACCAGCGGTAAATTTATTAGGCATTATCTATAATAGTTCATGTTGCGGGGCACCCAGCGTACGGAGGCCTTTTCTCTGTCTTCATCAGCGGCTAGTTGGAATGCTTTTTCGTACTCCGCTTGCAAGAACAGGACGCGTTGAGGTTCAACGTCTGGCAACTTTACACTTAGATGGAACGCCAAGCCAGCTACCATAGCTGGGATAAACCTAAACGGGATGTCTTGGGTGTTAACACCGTTACCCGCGTCTTGAACTCGACGTAGTCTCCAATAGATAAGCGTATATTGCGTACCTGGGTTACCTGTAGGCCAAATGTTCACATTCGGCAAAAACGTTTGATAAACTGGCGTACCTAAGCTATGTGATGATACCGTTGTACCATTTTGTGCTCTAAAACAGTTTAATAACTGATTGCCACTAACGTTTTGATAAAGAATTGTTTCACTTCCAATAGTGATATAACCCTGTGTAGCAAGGTTAGATGCGTCAACTACTGTAATAGTTGTGTCCGTAGTCCCAATGCTTCCATACAAAGTCGTCGATGGTGAAGCATTTGTGTTACCTGATTGTCTATCAATCCATAATTGAATCGGTCTACCCTGCGCGTTCTTATTAGGGATTGAAGAGTAGGTAGATTCGCTGATACGATTGATGTTAATGTCGACTTGATTTTGACCTTCGCCTGTACGAATAACATGGTCAAGCAAGTCAATTGTATCGATAGGAATTGGATAGCTAATCTGATTAGCATTGATGTTGATAGGAATTTGACCTTGCTCAATTGTCCACAAGTTAATACCGCGGTTAGCCCACTCGATAGTCAGTAGGTTCATTGAACGGCGCGCAGTGCGCAAGTCATAGCCTGTACGTAGCTCTTTGCCGCATCTTTCAAATGCTTCTTCAACTAGCTCTGGTACATCTAAATTAAATATTGCGGTACTTGAGGTTGCCATTATTTACCAAACCAAAATTATCTCAACAATCCCCAACGCGATAATCAAATATGTATCATCGTCAAGGTCTTCCAATTGGAGCCCTAGCATAAACCCACCAATAAGATTTACGCTGTTAAGTTCCATTAGTATCTCTTTCCTTTTTTAACCTTACCGCCTCGCTTGTACATCTCTACATCCTGCGGCTTATCTTTGCGCTTGATAATCTTCTTACCTGGCATTTTAGATGGGTTAATATCGCCCATACCGCGTGAAGGTCTCATGCTCGTGTCTTTCCTCTGATTGCGCAGCCGTCAGCACGTTTAGATGCTGATGAAACCTTACCACCTTTTTTCATAGTGGTCTGAACAGTAGGTTTTAAATATTTACCATCTGGGCCTGTAGCAGGCCTGTCATCTTCTGGCACTGCAGTTACTGTAGTCTTTTGGACTTTAACTGCTTTCTTTGGTAGCGGAGTAGGGTTCTTTTCCTCATCCGATGTAGTACGCCAACGAGTGTTTTTCAACGTCTCGATGCCTTGTTTTAACTCATCAAATAAGCTTCTATCACCCATGATTAACCTTTCGGACCGCTTACTTTAACGCCTGATTGTTTAACTTGTGCACTAGTATCGGCTTCAACAGCTTTAGCAGCGCGTTTTGCTACCTTAACTTCAGCGCCAGTTTTAGCTACTTCAACTACTTCTTCTACGACTTGTTTATCTTCAGCCATTATACGAATCTTCCTTTAGTTTTACCGCGTGTTGCAATACCGTCAGCGCGAGCTGATGCTGAACCGCCTTTAGACATGCATTTAGCTTTACCGCCTTTTTTCATGCCTTCACCTTCCATACGTTCGCCTTTAGCGTACTCTTCTGGGGTGATTTTGCCTGCCTTGATAGCACGAGCTTCTTTGATTTCTTCCGCGTGTGTATCTTTGCCTTTAAATAATTTCTTTAGTTTGCTGGTAGCCATGCCACCCTCCTTCATGTTTGAACATTTACATTTACTCATTAGCATTTCCACCTTTTAAGTGAAGCTGCCTTACGCGTAGGCTTGCCATTCTCGTCTTTCATAGGACCTGGCATACCTGACATACGTGCGCAGAACGATTTTTTACGTGCGCCACCTTCTGGCTGTGGGGCTTTTAAATTAGACCCTGTTTCACGGTTATATTTAGCCCGACCTTTTGCTGTTAATCCAGCACCTTGTGATACTGGAAGCTTTTCGCCACGACCAACCGCAAGTGAAACACCGCCTTTTTTAAAAGTTTTACCTTTATCAGCAGCTGCAAAATCTTTACCTACTGATTGTTTAATGCCAACTTTTTTAGCAAAAGTTGGAGAATGTGCCACTGCAGCCATAAGATTGTGTTGTTTCTTTGATACGCTAGGCATTATTTGCCTCCTGAAATCCAATGTGCGTGGAACCAATCAAGAAACCATACACCAAGTGCACATAGCGCTGTCCAAGCCAAGCCTGTAAGTGTTTTCTCTATGATTGCTTTTCTAAGTGCTGCGCGGTCTGCTTCTGCTTTGATAGCCATACGAACCCATTGTACTTCTTCTGGGCTAAGCGGATGCGCTTCAACTGCTTCGGTAACTGCTGCTTTTAGCAGTTCTAGTAATTCTTCTTGTGTCATATTTTCTAAGCCCATATCACACCTAACCGTAGAAGGCTGTTACGCCAGTAATCGCTGCGGATGCAGTGAAATAAATATTAGTATCAAACTTAACACCTTCACCTGGAATCAGGATATATACCGCGTTTGGGTTTGTGTTAGATACCACATCAAATTCAATTTTAGTTACACCACTAGCGCCACCATCCTTAAATGTAATAGTTGCAGCTGTACTTGCTGCGCCAACGACAACAAAACCTTTTAATCTTGCTGTGCCTGCGTATAGTGAACCACTAGCATTTAAATGCGCGCTTTTAACATCGGTTTGCATCATAATTAATTTTCCTTTATCTAGTTAGGGGGCGCTAAGCCCCCCGATTAATTATGCTGTTTGTGATGTAGGAGCAAATGTACCATCTGAAGCGCGAACGCCGTACTCGATAAACAATTGACCAGAACCAGCATTCAATGTTGCGCCAGTGTAAGTGATGATTGCATCTGTTGAACCTACGTTAGCCCACAACGCTGCTTGCGCTTGTGAAGAAGGAGCGATTGTTAGAATACCTGCTGTACCTGTCGTGATTGTTACTGCACCGATAGAAGTACCGTTTAAGTAAACAGTGAATGTACCTGATGTACCTGATGTGAATGTAGCACCTGATTGATATAGGGCAATTTCTTGAATGATTGCGCCAGCTGGAAGTACAGCTGCTTGTGTCGCTGCTGAATCTGTTGAAGCTACAGCTTTGTTTTGAGCTACCATTGTGTAACCCATGTTGCGGATAGTACCTGCAGTGGTACCTGTTGTGTTTTTTACTGTGCCCAATAACCATGAGCCTAAGTGTGAAGCAAATGCCATTTTAAAATGTCCTTATGCAAAAAGTCTTTACGCCATCTTTTGCATCGTCCCCTAGGTGGGCTGGCGTAAATAATTGTTTCCTAGTCCTGATTCCTTTATACTACGCCTAACTTCACAAGTCAATAGGTATGATAATGCCCTATAAAGACCCAGAAACAAGACGGGCTAAAGCTAGAGAGTACTACAAGGCTAACCCAGAGGCTACCAAATTAAGGTCTGCTAAAAATAAACGTCGAGTTAGAGCGGATTTTGCGGCGTTTAAAGCTAAGTTAGCATGCACAAAATGCGGGGAAAACCATCCCGCTACATTAGATTTCCATCATCACACCCCACATCCAGACAATATTAAAATTAATGAGTTAGTGCGCGCGGGTAGGATTTCATTAGCAATGCGAGAAATTGAAGAAAAATGTGTTGTGCTCTGTTCCAACTGTCACCGTAAGCATCATTACGAAGAGAATAAAAAAGTTACCGAACGGTAAATTTAGGTTGTCAATATATCACTTTTTTACATTTTATTACCGAACGGGAAATAAGTGGGGTAGATTTGGTAGCTACTGCACGTTGGTAAGAAAGCCGAAAAAGCCCCAACTTGCTACATCCTCTAATGTCGGCTTAACCCCCAAAATCTTTAGTCCTTCTGTTTCTTGGTGGACTTACCTCAGGCCTGTTAGATTAGAGGCCGAGCCTTCGGGCTATGCTCTGGAAAATTGTGAACCATGGTTCACAATAAAAAATAGGTTGGGCTTATTACCCGATACGTCCGTAGACCTACGCGTCCGCAGGTTTCACTGGTAAATTCCAGCCATAACGTACTGTTTTCCCTTTCTTTACAGGCAGCAGAGGTCCGAACCGTGAGGCGCATTATACACGGATTTTAAAA